ACCGGATGATGTTTCCATACAAGCGGAGGATGAAATAAATTTAAAAACATTTACAGGTAATTCTGAATTCAAACTAACTGGAATTGCTGGGATAACTTCCGTAACTAAACATCAGTTTGAGTCAAAAGCGTATTTTTTATTAGATATTCACGCAAGCGGAAACGCTGGAAACGCTGGAGAACTACTAACAAGCGGAGGTGCTGGAAACCCTGTAAGTTGGTCATCTACTTCTGGACTGACTGTTGGAGCAGTAGAGATAGGTGTTCATATACAAGCAGCTAGTACTATCGCTACGTTTTTACCAGGAATGCCTGTTTTTATAGCTAATAATCCAGCTGGACCAAACAACTACCCAGCAGTTGACTTATCTACTCCAGGTCCTTTAAACCCTAAACAACCAGCAGTAGGTATTATCACCACAACTACAGCTAAAGGAAATGATGCAAAAGCAATGGTTTCTGGAGAAGTAGATATTGATACTACTCAAATTGATGGCGCAGTTGGTATAAATGACGTTGTTTATGTAGGCCCATATGATGCTGTAGCATCCCCTTTAGGACTTACCGTTAACAGACCTAGTGGATTAGGCGTGGGAGTTCAAAACGTAGGTGTAATTACTAAAACAGGAGCTAATGGTTCTATGCAAGTTTCTTGCGTAGGTAGAATAAACGACCTTCCAAACATAGCAGCAAATAACTTCTGGGTAGGTAACGCATCTGGAGCTCCGGAATCACAAGACGTTATAGCTATAGATGTAGCTAACGAAGATATTACAATTGGAAAAGGAAATGCAACTTCATCTACTATATTAGCTTCAAGAATTAAAGCAGAGGTTGTCTTTGGAGATGCAGCTGGTACAATAGGCGCTAATAACCTACAGTATGGAAGAGCGTCACTAGGATCAGCAATTGCGGGATCACAAAACAATACAGCGGTAGGTATCGAAGCTTTAGGAAATGTTACCACTGGAAACTCTAACATTGCAATGGGTACTGCTGCCGGAAAAGCTATAGTCACTACTAATAGTAATATAGCAATAGGTCATTTAAGTGCCGACAACACAACAGGTGACTTAGGTAATGAAAACGTAGCAATTGGATTTGGAACACTAGGTAATACCACAGCTAATACAACAAGTAGTAATGTAGCTATAGGTCACAACACATTAAACAGTTTAACTACAGGTACAAACAACACAAGTGTAGGTCATAGTTCAGCTTTTACTACCACCACAGGAAATGGCAATGTTTGTATAGGTAAAAATGCAGCAACAGCTGGAACTACAATAAACGACTTAGTAACAGTGGGGTCTTTTTCTTCGGGCGGAAGTCAGTCTGTAACTGTAGGGTCTTTAGCTGAAAGCGCAACGGAATCAGTGTCTATTGGTCATGAAGCCAACGCTGGTGCACCATCAAACAATAGTGTAACTATAGGTCAATCAGCATCAGCAGAAGACGACTGTATATCAATAGGAAAATCTGCAATAGCTGTGCAAAGACTAGGTAATCCTATGTTAGCTTTTAGTGCTGTAATAGCTCAAGCTATGGCTAACGCTTATGTTTACCCAGACAACAATGCTGCATTAGCAGCAGGACTACAGCCTGGGGATGTTTATTGCGTCAACTTAACTGCCGCTGGAATCCCTGTGCCAGGGGGCGCTGGAGGACCGTGTGTGTTGGCTATAGTTTATTAAGATTAAATTAAAATAAAATGCAATATATTAGAAAAGTCTCCATAGGTGGGGACTATAAATCTTCTATGAATTATGTAGTAGGACAACCTGTTTTATCATCGTACACTATTCACGTAATAAAGAAAGAAAAAGACGGAAGTGTTTCAGTGTATGTTGAAAACAAGAAAAGAGAAATAGTTCTGTGGAAAAACTTTAATGTGACTATGCCCTTTGTCATAGAGTACAATATAAACTATTAACCATGAGACCGGCATTAGATTTTTTACTTAAACCACTAGGCGGTCAGAGGTATGATAATGTAAGCAAAAAAGGCAATAAAAAGCTAATAATAAGCACCTCTCAAGAAGATCACACAACGACAAATAGAATTGGCGTAATAGAGGGCACTCCGATTAATTACGAAGGCCCTATTAAAAATGGGGATCAAGTTATTTTACACCATAATGTGTTTAGAAGATTCTATAACATGAAAGGTGTTGAGGAGTCTGGGCCTTGTCATTTTACTAACGACTTATACCTAGTGCCTTTTGATCAAATATATTTTTACAAGAAAAAAGACAAATGGAAATCTACTGGAAAGTATTCTTTTATAAGACCAGTTACGAAAAAAGAAGATGATTTACTATCTTTAGACCAATACGAGGAGTTAATTGGAGAAATAGAGGTGGGAAATAAGTATTTAGAATCAATAGGATTAAATGTGGGGGATAGAATTTCCTTTTCCCCAGACATGGAATATGAGTTCAAAATTAACGATGAAATATTATATAGAGTAGACAGTCGTAAGTTATGCGTGAAGATTTAAAAAAACTAAAAAAAGATATTATAACAGCTGGGGAAGTTGCTGTAAAAGAGTTAATTAAGGTTGCTAAGGAAGACATTATAAAATATGATGCAGAAGATGACTTAGCGGCAGACAGGCTTAAAAACGCAGCGGCTACTAAAAAATTAGCCATTTTTGATGCTTTTGAAATACTAAACCGAATAGAATCTGAAAGAGCTATTATTGAAGAGAAACCCTTAAAAAAAGAAACATTTACTGGATTTGCAGAGAGAAACTCAAAATAACAATACGCAAAATGGATGGACCCCATTAATGACATTATTAAGTAATGTTATACCTAAAGGTGTTGTTAAAACAAAAAATAAATCCAAATCCTGGGCGTACGGATATAATGAAAAATATGACCTTGTTGTTATTTCTAAGAACGGAACAATTGGAGACGTATATAACATACAAGGCTTAAAAATAGCATTACCGTCTAAACCAAAAGAGGTCTACTCTAGACACAATAAGTGGATGAGAAGAGAGATTCCAAAAGAATTATCATACTTAAAGACAATATTTGATTGGCAAAAAAAAGACTCTAACTTTAAAAATGAATGGGTAAACTATATAGAAGAGGAATTTAATAAAAGAGATGAAGGATATTGGTTTACCAACAACAATAAACCCACTTATATTACTGGGAGTCATTATATGTACTTACAATGGAGTAAGATAGATATAGGATTCCCAGAGTTTAGGGAAAGTAATAGATTGTTTTATATTTTCTGGGAGGCTTGCAAGGCTGATAAAAGATGCTTTGGAATGTGTTACTTAAAAAACAGACGTTCTGGATTCTCTTTTATGAGCTCTTCTGAATCAGTTAATCAAGCCACTATTACTAGAGACGCAAGGATAGGTGTATTATCAAAGACAGGTGCAGATGCTAAGAAAATGTTTACCGACAAAATAGTCCCTATATCTACCAGATATCCTTTCTTTTTTAAGCCCATACAAGATGGTATGGATAAACCAAAGACTGAATTAGCATTTAGAGTACCAGCTAGTAAGATAACACGAAAGAGTTTAAATAAAGAACAAGAATTAAAGTTAGATGGATTAGACACAGTTATAGACTGGAAAAATACTTCAGATAACTCTTATGATGGGGAAAAACTATTACTCTTGGTGCATGATGAAAGCGGAAAATGGGACAAACCTGAGAACATCCTTAATAATTGGAGAGTTACTAAAACATGTTTAAGACTAGGTAGTAGAGTAGTTGGAAAATGCATGATGGGATCAACTTCGAATGCTTTAGACAAAGGAGGGGAGAATTTCCGAAAACTATTTAACGACTCTGATGTAGAAAAAAGAAATGCTAACGGACAAACTAAATCAGGTTTATATTCTCTATTTATTCCTATGGAATGGAATTTTGAAGGATACATAAATGAATACGGATTCCCTGTTTTTGACTCACCAATTAAACCGATTAAAGGCATTGATGATGAGTATATAAAAATAGGTGTTTTAGATTACTGGAAAAACGAAGTAGAGTCCTTACAAAACGACAGTGATGCTCTTAATGAGTTTTACAGGCAATTCCCCAGAACAAAAGAGCATGCGTTCAGAGACGAAACAAAATATTCTATTTTTAATTTAAACAAAATATATCAGCAAATAGACTACAATGATTCTATAATTTCAGAACATTATTTGACTAGAGGTTCTTTTGCGTGGAAAGACGGTGTTAAAGATACCGAGGTTATATGGAATCCTAATCCTAGAGGTAGGTTTATAATCAACTGGACTCCAAGAGCTCACCGAACAAATAGTTTTGTGGTAAAAAACGGCATTAAATACCCAGGCAATGAACACTTGGGTTCTTTCGGGTGCGATAGTTATGACATATCAGGAACTGTAGGTGGTATAGGCTCAAACGGAGCTCTTCATGGTCTTACTAAATTTAACATGGATGATGCTCCAAGCAATGAGTTTTTTCTAGAATACATAGCGAGACCTCAAACTGCGGAGATATTTTTTGAAGAAGTATTAATGGCGTGCGTGTTTTACGGAATGCCTATATTAATAGAAAATAACAAACCTAGGCTTTTATATCACTTTAAAAATAGAGGATACAGAGGGTTTAGCTTAAATAGACCAGACAGACCAAAGCATAAACTTTCATCGACAGAAAAAGAATTAGGTGGAATCCCTAACTCCTCAGAAGATATTAAGCAAGCTCACGCTGCTGCTATCGAAAGCTACATAGAAAAACACGTAGGCATTGACTCTGATGGAATGCATAGGCAAGAAAACGAAATGGGCTCAATGAGCTTCAATAGAACCTTAAATGATTGGGCAAAATTCAACATAAACAATAGAACTAAATACGATGCTTCAATCAGTTCAGGGTTAGCTATTATGGCTAATCAAAGGCATTTATACACCCCTGTTAAAAAAGAGTCAAAAATAAGCATTAAATTTGCAACATACGACAACAAAGGTAGACACAGCGCAATTTTCAAATAAATGAAGAATATAGAAATAAACATCAATCCCACCAACTTCCCGAATCAAGACGTTAGTGATTCTGTAAAAGCATCGGAAGAATATGGACAACAAGTAGGTCAATCAATACAGTATGAATGGTTTAGACGAGACGGAAATGGCTGTAGATTTTACAGTCAATGGATTGAGTTTCATAGACGAAAACTTTACGCAAGAGGAGAACAGCCAATAGGGAAATATAAAAATGAAATTGCGGTTGATGGAGATTTATCATACCTTAACCTAGATTGGACGCCTGTTCCTATCATACCTAAGTTTGTGGATATTGTTGTTAATGGTATGTCCGATAGAATGTTTGATATTAAAACGTACGCTCAAGACGCTTTATCTACTGAAAAAAGACAGCAATTTCAAAACATGATTGCAGCTGACATGATAGCAAAGCCTATACTTCAAGACGCAGCGGATTTAGGGATAAATATGTTTAATACCCCCGAACAAGAGTTACCTGAAAACGAAGCGGAGCTAAACCTATACATGCAAATGAATTACAAGCCGGCTATAGAAATAGCCGAAGAAGAAGCTATTAATACAGTGCTAGAGATGAATCACTACAAGTCACGCATAAGGCAGAGAATGAATTATGACTTAATGACTTTAGGAGTGAGCTTTGTAAAACATGACTTTTATCCCGGATCAGGAGTAAGAGTTGAGTATGTGGATCCAGCTACTCTAGTGTATAGCTATACAGAAAGCCCA